AAAGTCAATATGGAATGGGTTATTGATGCAAAGTATTACGATGCAAATAACGTAGACGAAATTGATTATGACGACTGGGAATATGAAACAGTCACAATCTACAACTGGAAGACTGGAAGTGTTCCTTTAGAAGAGTATGATTGGCACGTAGGTGGTAAATCTCTCTATGCAACTGATGTGGTTGACATGATACTTGACAACTACAATAAGAACGGAGTTAATCACAATGGAGAGAGATATGCAGCCTAGTAAATGGGGAAAAGCAATTGACGAAGAAGTCAAGTATAACGGTTCACTAGTGTTCAAATCATTTCTCGCAGGAATGGGATTTGGTGCCTTACTTATGTTTATTTTACTGATACCAAGTAAGGTTGAAGCCTCTGATGCAAACGGTGATACTGTTTGTCTTGCAAAGAATATTTATTTCGAAGCTGGTAATCAACCACTTGCTGGTAAAGTTGCAGTTGCACAAGTTGTAATCAATCGTATGGAACACTCTTCATACCCCAAAGATATTTGTGGTGTAGTGTACCAAGCAAAGTGGAGAACAAACTGGAAAGGTATAGAAGTTCCAGTGAGAAACATGTGTCAGTTTAGTTGGTTCTGTGATGGTAAGTCAGACGAACCTCTAGACACTGATACATTCTATGAGTCTTATGTAATTGCACAAGACGTAATCATGGGTAAGTATCCCGACATTACAGAAGGTGCAACACATTATCATTCAATCATGGTGGAACCATACTGGGCAGAAACACTTAACGAAACTGTTCAGATTCAACACCATATATTTTACAAATAATTATGTTAGAGATTATAGGATTATTAACTTGCATTTACTTGGGGATTAAAATCTTCCCTAGTGTTGTAAAGTTTACAGTTAAGGTTGCAGTTGCAATATTGTTATTCATATTTGCAATTATGGTTTACACATATTTCTTTCCACCAATGATACAAATTTTAATAGCATGAGAAAAGAAGAATTAGTAAAACTATTTGAAGGACTTCACCACGAAGACAAAGACGGAAAGATTGAAGCAGTTGTTCATGATGTCAATGGTGGTATGTTCACTACAGATAGTATCAGATTAGATATGGACGGCGGAAGACTTATCATATGTCAAATCAATAGTCCATGTTATGAATCAAACAAAAAGAATTGGAAACAAGAATTGGAGTTTATAAAATGAACAAAGAAACTGAACGTTGTGTAGTGTGCAAGTGTGACACTGAAGTCCCAGTTGAGACTCATGTTGAGAAGAGAAACAATTATGTTTGTGGGGTAGGACAAGCTTGTTCTACATGTTTTAATAAGTTATATTATATTGAGGAGAAAGAAGAGTATGTATGATAACGTAGAAAACTTTAGAGAGTATCTTAAGGATACTAATTATGTAAATGGTGGAGTGCAACACAAGTATTCATTTCCAAATGGTTATGGTGCAAGTGTAGTGAGACACGATTTCTCATATGGTGGTCAACAAGGTTTATGGGAATTAGCGGTTCTCAATGGAGAAGAGTTGTGTTATAATAGTGGTATCACTGAAGATGTTATTGGACATCTTGCATGGAAGAACGTTGAAGAGTTCTTATCAAAGATTAAACAACTATGAATTTATTTTACTTACACAAAGACCCAGTGCAATCTGCAGAGATGCATTGTGACAAACACGTAGTCAAAATGATTATCGAGTATGCACAAATGTTATCCACTGCACATAGAATGTTAGACGGAACTCAATACACCGATTCTTCTAGTGGACGTAGAATACAAAGGTGGAGATTAGACAATTCAAATATGGACGGTGTCTTATATAAAGCTTCACATATCAATCACCCTTCCACACGTTGGGTCAGAGAAAATGCAATTCAATATCAGTATGCATATGATATGTTTACTGCACTATGTGATGAATACACATATCGTTATGAAAAGACACACTTAACTGATACTAAGCTTAGGGGTCTCCTCAATGAATTACCACGTAATATACCACTTGGGGATTGGTCAGAACCACCCCAGTGTATGCCTGAAGATGTTAAGTCAGAATCAACACTTGATGCATACCATAAATACTATGCAAACTACAAAAAAGATTTTGCAGTGTGGACAGACAGACCAGTCCCACAATTTATGAGTATGGTATGAGAATGTTAGTTGAGAGTTATGGTGATGTTAAAATCTTTTCAGATAGACCATTCGGTTATAAAAGATATCACGTTCAATGGGAAGACGGAACTGAATCAATGTTCAGTGGTCTTTGGTATTCCAAATCACAAGTTATTGAGACTGTAGAAAAACATATACAGTCAAGAGAAATATAATGCCTACTTACACATTTCAAAATTTAGAAACAGATTGTATCGAAGAAAGAATTATGTCATACACTAAATTAGACCAATTCAAAGAAGACAATCCACACCTTAAACAAGTTATCCTCACTGCACCCACTACAGTTGGTGGACATGGAGACAGAGTTAAAACTGATGGTGGGTTTCAAGAAGTAATGTCCAAGATTGCTTCTAACAATATCGACACACCATTAGGTGAAAAGTATCACCGAAAGTCTGCAAAAGAAGTGAAGACAAGAGATACTATACAAAAGCATATTGACATACAGTCAAGAAAGAAGTAAAATAAATTATGACACAATTAAAAACCACCCTACTAGATTTGTATGAATTAGAAAATCTAGATTTAAAAACAACAAACAAAGACGGGAAAAGATATTACACGGATACAGATGAAACTTTTTATTATCCAAGTGTCACGAGTGTAACTGGTCTACTATCACGTGACCATATCAAACTATGGAGAAAACGTGTAGGTGAAGAGACTGCAAACAAGATTACTGCACAAGCAACTAAACGTGGAACTACCTTCCATAACTTAGTAGAAGATTATTTAAGAAAAGACAAAGAGTTTATAGAGTTTGATAACGTATTACAAGAAGGAATGTTTAAAGCCATGCAACCAGTATTAGACGAGATAATACCGATTGCAATTGAAGCACCTCTCTATTCAAACGTATTACAAATGGCTGGTCGTGTCGATTGTGTTGGAATATTCGATGACCAGTTAAGTATAATAGATTTTAAAACCAGTGCAAAGTATAAAGAAGAGTACATGGCAAAACCATGGTACATTCAAATGACTGCATATGCAATTATGGTAGAAGAACTTACGGGTCAGGCAATCGAAGAGATTACTGCATTAGTAGCTGTGGAAGGACACAATGCCTTTCAAATTTTCTCTGCAAATCCTATGGATTATGTTGATGAATTAAATGACCTTAGAGTAAGGTATAAAAATGTTTATGGAGTATAACAATGAGTGAAGAAGTAAAAGAGTTTAATTTAGAAGGAGATTGGAATTGGAATAAGATAATCTCTAAAGGTGATGAGTGGGTTGAGTCCCAAGCATACGATAGTGCATATGATAATCTACTAGAGTATCTTGGAATTGACAGTGACGAAGACATAACAGAAGAAGTGCTAGACAAAGCAGACCACCTCATAGATTACCTAACAACACCTTATGCAGAAGGTGGTCTTGGTGTTCATGACACTAGTCCAACTTTCTATGCTTACTATAGTATAGTTAGGGATTGGAGAGACAACTTAGAGTATGGAGATTAACAATGGAAATTGAAGTCGGAAAGGAATATACGATATATCCTAAATTCAAAAAATCGTATACAGAACGTGAAGTGTTTAAGAACAATGACAACGAAGATAGAGTTGTCATTGAAGCACTTTGGAGAAGTGGTGCATATATCATCAAGGTAACTAACGAAGAAGAGAAGGAAACCTTAGAAGCATATATGTCAGAAGATGCAACTGGTGATATGGAACCATGTGAATTCGAAGAGAATGAATTTGTGGAGTCTTTTGATGAGTGTGGACGTGATTATTATATCCACCTTGCAGAAGGAAGTGATGCAGACGAAGACGAAATGCAAGAACTACTTGAAGAAGAAGGACATGACTGGTTATTTGAAAACAACTATGACTCATGGGATTGTGAACACTTCTTTGGTTTACCATTACAAGTAGACCCTGTTGACCCCGAAAACAGATATAACTTGAGGTTTTAAAATGATATCAAGAAAAGAGTTTTCTGAACAAGTTGAAAAACTAATAGTCAAAGGACGAGGTGCAGATATCATGTCTGCAATCGTAAAGGTTTGTGAGTTAAACAATATCGAACCCGAAAGTGCAAAGAGATTGTTAACACAACCTCTCAAAGATAAACTGGAAGCAGAAGCAGCTGGTTTAAATTTAATTAACCGAGGTAATAATTCTAAAGGAACCGTTACTTCATTCTTTTCAGATTAGGAGTAATTATGAAAAAAGGTGATATAGTAGCAGTCGTTGCTACAAGTGGTGAGTATGTTGGTGAGTTGGTTTCTAGTAAACCAGTAACACTTGCAAACCCCAAAATGATTGTCAACACACCCGAAGGAGGAATGGGTTTCTCTAAAGGTGTTGCAGTGACAGGTGAAGTGAATCCAACTGAAATGATTTTCGGTTCATACGTCTTTATTGCTAAGTGTAATAAAGAAGTGGCAGAAGCACATAGAACTGCAGTAAGTGGTATCGAAGTTCCAAAAGAGAAAAAGATAATCACTTAATGACTAGTCGTGAAGGATATGATGCATACACTCTTTATCTTGGAATAAAGTTACACTTTCATTCTAAGGACTATGACTTTATAAAGTACAATGGTAAAGTAAAGAGTGATATCAATTCATTTCTGAAACGAAAGGACAAATACCACTTTGGTAAATTGTTCAAAACCCACAAACAAGAATTGCAAGACTTTTACATTGCAAACTTGTCTCTGAAAGACCAATGGGCTGGTGACTTACTTGATAACGAGTGTGTTAAAGTCTATAAGGACTGGAAGAATAGAAATCAGAAACTATCGTATCTTTTTGAAACGGAAGTATCTGATTTGTTACGTAAGAAGAATATCAATCAAGTGTTAGAAGTGAAGAACGGACAACACCCTATATTACTCAAAGAGTTTTTAGGTAAGAAGATATCCCTCGAGACGATGTGTATCTTAGATGAAATCATTGGTTTCACCAAAGATTGGGAACGACTCATTTCGGAAAATTTGGTCTACCCCGATGTACAGAATAGGATAAACAAGTACAAAAGTTTTGTATCTGTAGATATCAAGAAGTACAAAAAGGTGTTGGTTGAATTATGCTTATAGAAGCGTTTCAAAGGACATACACTAGTATGTATAAAAACTTAAAGTTTAAGAAACACTAAATACAGGGTATGTTTCAAAAACCCTCTTGTAGGATTAGTAGAAATGTACTATAATAGGAGTATAGGAACTACGGTTCTTATACATGATATAATGCGATATAATTGTAATACAATAGGAGAATACAATGTCAACATCATTAGATAAACTAAGAGCAGCCATGGAAACGGCTTCACCTACAGAAGGTGCTAAAAAATCCTACTCAGACGACACTATGTGGAAACCCGAACTAGATAAAACTGGTAATGGTTATGCCGTGGTTCGTTTTTTACCTACTCCCGAAGGAGAAGAGATGCCTTGGGTATCCTACTTCGACCACGGGTTCCAAGGGCCAGGCGGTTGGTACATTGAGAAGTCTTTGACTACCCTCAATAAACAAGACCCTGTCTCAGAATATAATTCTCAGTTGTGGAATACTGGAATTGAAGCAAACAAAGAAATTGCACGTAAACAGAAAAGACGTTTACATTATGTGTCAAATGTCTATGTTGTTTCAGACCCAAAAAATCCCGACAACGAGGGTAAAGTTTTCAAATACAGATTTGGTAAAAAAATCTTTGAAGCACTCAAAGAAGCCATTTCACCAGCATTTGAAGATGAAAATGCAATCAATCCTTTTGATTTGAGAGGAGAGGGTGCTAACTTCAAAATCAAAATCAGAAAAGTAGACGGATACTGGAACTATGATAAATCAGAGTTCGAATCACCTGCTCCACTTTTTGATGACGAAGATAGGTTAAATGAGATAAATAACTCTACCTATTCATTAAATGAAGTGATTGCACCAAGTGAGTTCAAGTCTTATGACGAACTAAAAGAGAAACTCGATAGAGTTCTCGGACTCACTGGAAGTGTATCTACTGCTACTGCAGAATCAGTTGCTGAAGACCTAGACGAAGTGCCTTGGTCAAATGTAAACACTGAGACTGTTGCAGAGGAACCTGTAATCGCATCAGCAGAATCTACTCCACAAGTTGAAGAAGATGACGCGATGGATTACTTTAAGAAACTAGCTTCTGATAGTTAGTTTCTAAATTGGGGTAGTCGTCACTATTCATTATGAATTATTGTGAACCAAGGACGACTACAACACTAAGACCGTGGAAATGGGGGTACTTAGTAAGGGAAAGGTCAATAGCAAATCTATTGCGGATTGATTGGTGAAGAACGGGTTGCTGTAAGGCGTGGGGTGACTTCACACTTTTAAGATTATTATGAAAAGTGAATATTATAAAAACATTCTACCATGGAATGAAAACGAAAGGGTTATTGACCAGTTTGGTTGGAACCCTCAATCGGTTATAACACCAACTAAATCATCTAAGAACAATTGGGACGATGCATACTTAACTGCATATGAAGAAAAGAGAGGAGTGTGTCCTCGTCTTCCTAATGGTTTAATGATGTCAGAGTTTCATGCTGGTTTATGTGAGAACATTATTCACTATTGGTCTATGGTTGGTGATACAATCGTTGACCCTTTTGCTGGAAGAATGACACGTGCATTTATATCTGCAAGTTTAGGAAGAGAATATGTTGGTTATGACGTTTCACCAACAACAGTACATAACGTAAAAGAAGAAATGTCAAGACACTCGTTTGACGGTTGGTATGATATAATAGAAGGTGACGGGTGTGAAATGAAACATACTGAAGATGAATCTGCAAACTTAGTTATGACTTGTCCACCTTATGGTGACATAGAGAGATACGAAAGTGCAGACGGACAGTTATCCGACTTAAGAAAGTATAATGACTTTTGTGAAAGGATTCAAGTATGTGGAGATAACATAGAGAGAGTTTTAAAACCAGGCGGGTTTTGTGTTTGGGTTTGTGGTGATTGGAGAAAGGACGGAAAATACATTCCGTTTCATTCCGACACTATAAATATGTTCACTAAATCGGGACTGAATCTACATGACATAATAGTCATGAAGAACGACACTATATTTGCAGCTTTACAAGCAGGTAAGTGTGCAAGTAAAAGATACACTGCGAAAGTACATGAGTTCATTCTAGTGTTTCGAAAAGAAGGAGAACTAGAGTATAGTTCAGATAAAATAAAAAACAGAGAGGAATCTTTAGAACAATTTTTCAAATAATATGACAGCAGTAACACCAAGAATAAACCCAAAGACTAGACAGGAAGAACCTTTTGACAGAATGTTAAGAAGGTTTAAAAAGAATTGTGAACGTAAGGGTATTGTACAAGAGTGTAGAGATAGGAAGTATTACGAGAAACCAAACACTAAAAGGAATCAAAAGAACCAAGAGTTAAAACGTAGAAGGAAGTTGGAAGCAAAACGTGCTAACCAACCAAGAAGACACCCCTTCTATGGTGTATTAAGATGAGAACAAAAAGAGAAAAGAGAATTATTAAACAATTTATTATCTCTGCATTGATAGGGATACTAGGTGTAATAGCTGCAGTATACATTTACTGGAATTATCAACCACCACTACTGTAATGAATTATGACACAATGGCATGGAGGAAAGGGTTCCAAAAGACGGAACTCAAACGAAGAACTTTACTCAGATAACTGGGAGAAAATCTTTGGCAAACCAAAACCCGATGTCAGTGTTCGTAAAGAAACACCTACCCACGGACTAACTCAAGTTCATAAAGATAAGACGAAGGTTATCCCTCGTAAAGAAAAATATAAAACGATTTAGAAGTCGTCATCTCCGATACCCATTGCACCACCAAACTTATAGACTGAAGCATCGTCATTGTTTACTATGGGTGCATTGATATCATTATAAGTTGTTCCACTTACATTAGTACTAACTGAATTTAACATTTGCATTGATTGACCTGTTGATGCAGCTGCACCTACTTCTTGTCTTGCACTTGCGATTTCACCACCTTGGTTTTGAACTCCAGCAGCTGTAATTTCTTCGGGTGAATACAAGTGTGGTATTCCAAACTTCTGTCTTGCAACAATATTGTGTTCTATCATTTGTTGTTGTAATCTAGATAATCTAATCTCTTCTGATTGCATTTCTTTATCACTTTGAGCCTTTTTATTATACCACTCTTGACGCATTTTTTCATCTTCGGGGAATGCTTGAGCTCTTGCTTCAAGAAGTTTTTGTTTGTTTTCCCACATTTTCCATGACATTGCACTATCTGATGCAGGGCCGTTCCTACCAGTTGGGTCTACTTGGACTTGTTTTTGTTGAAGTCTATCTTCAGATTGTGTAATTTGTTCTTCTACCTTTTCTGTTTCACTTCTTCCGATAACCTTACTTGCAAATTTGGTCATGTTATCCCACCAACTTTGTTTCTTAGGAGTACCGTCTTCTAATCTAATAAGTGCAGCTGTTAGGTTGTCTACACCTTCTACAAATCTTTCTAAACCTTTTGCACTTCCGTCTAGGTTATTGAATAACATTATTGCAGATTCGGCACCCGATAGTCTTTCGAATGCTTTTCCTAGGTCAGATATCTTTGTCATGTCTACGTCTTGTAAACCTTTTGCAAAGTCAGTGACCTTCTCCATAGGAGATTTTGCACCGAACAGACTTCCGATACCTTCCATTAGACTTCCTAATAGACCACCACCAGTCATTGCAACTAGACCAGCACCAATAGCTGCTAATCCAGCACCAACTAAGATTAAGTTTGCACCGTCAACTAAACTAATCTTTATAACGTCACCAATAAACATACTGAATGCACCAGCAGCCATTTCAGCTGCATATGCAAATGGAATCAGAGCTGCACCTAAGGCTGCAATTGCAACGGCACCTAATAACATTACTGGAAGCATACCACCCAATATTGCAGCTGCAACACCTAGTGCAGTAAGTCCAACTGCAATGGCTAGTATAGTTCCTAAACCTGCGTCCTTCATTAAGTTAAGTGCAAATGCAAATGGGATTAATGATGCACCCAATACAAAGATTGCAGCTGCACCTTTTACGATACCCATTGTTGCTTTACCAATAAGTCTTGCAAATAATATTAAACCACCAAGTGCAGTGAAACCCATTAATAGAGTTTTAAAATCTAAACCTTGGAATGCTTTAAGTCCGACTGCAAGAACACCAATTGTTCCACCAAGTATTGCAAGTGTCAATGCACCTTTTAATACTTTAGAGTCACCAAATTTCTTAACACCTCTTGCAATAGAACCTAAGAAACCACCACTCTTTCCTGCTTTCTTTGTGATACCAGTTGACTTATCTGCAGCTTCAGTAGACATTCCTTTTGCCATACCAGCTGCTTTATCTTTGACTGCACCACCGACAGGAGAATCTTTAACGTCTGCAATAGGTGATTTCTTTCCGAACATGTCTTTCATTCCACCAAAGAAATTTCCAACCTTATCCTTCATTCCTTTGAATCCACTACCAAGTGCATCACCAATAGAACCCATAATGTCACCGATTGCATTTACTTTCTTAGTGACTGTATCTGCAAAACCAAGTATATCGACACCAAATAGTTCATCGACACCACTACTAAACTTTTCTAGTTTCTCACTCTTGGTTGCTTCTTCTAAACCTTTTTTGTATGCGTCTGTTGTTTCAGAAAGTGCTTCATTTCTTTCTTCTAAGATTTTTCTTTCGGCTGCAATTTCTCTATCAAAGGCTGCAGTCATTTTATCTGCTGCGTCTTCTCTTTCTCTTTGCAAATCTTCAACAAGTTTGGTGTTTGCTTCTAAGGCTGCACCTTGTAATCCAAATGACTTGGAACGTGCTTCTTCAATATCTCTATCAAACTTAGCAAGAACATTATTACTTTTCAATGACTTTTCTAGTCTTGCTTGTTTCCCGTCTTCAAGTTCTTGTATCTTGTCTTGGGTTTCGTTAAATTCTAATTGTGCCTGTCTCATACCTTCAAAGTCGAAGGCATTAGTCACACCATTAACTTCTTGTGAGAAGTTTTTCTCGAGTAGTTTTAATTCTTTGGGGTTAAGTGCTTCTGCACCGTCTTTCATATATTTGTCGACAAGACCAGTGAGGTTTTTTAATTTCTTAGTTGCTAAAGCACCCGTAAAGGTATCCTTACTAGATTCCCTAAAGTCTGCTGTTATTTTGGCAACTTGTGGAGAGACTTCTTCTAAGTCTTTAATGATTTTCTGAAATCCAGGCTTCAGTTTTGCATTAACCTCTTGGATTTCTTTTGCAAATTCTTGTCGTTGTTCTCTAATTAACTTGTCGTCAGTTGCCATTTATACGTTCCTATTTTCCGCCGAATGCCTTTCCTGCTTCACTTATACCGAAAGCACCTAATGTCACAACAACAAATGAAGTGTAAATAGTGTCTGAGATTACAAGGTCTTTACCTGCGAATGCAGTGACCAAATCACAAATACCAAATACAGTCATTAATGCAAATGAGATAAAACCAATAATTGATTTCTCATTTATGTCATTGTCATCTAGGAACAAATCCATGAATTTTCTTTTAGGTGGTGCAAGTTGTGACCTAGCTTTCTTAGCCTCTTCTTGCATTTCCTTAATCTTATCTTCCTGTTCATCTAACTGGTCGATAAGTTTCATGTATTTGTCAAGGGAAATTTCGACTTCGTTAGTCGTATTGTTTTCCTTTATTACTGTGTCACCCATAATTGTATCCTTATTATGTTGTTAATTTACCGTCTTTTCAATCTAGCATTCTCTGCCTCTTGTCTAGACTTCTCTTCTTTGAGATGTTGCATTAACAGTTTAATGTAAACTTCTCTTTCCCAAGGTATCATATTGTCTAACTCAGTTAATGAATACTTGTGGTGTTGCATTAATTGAAAGTTAGTGTTATAATGATTAAACACGCTTTCATGAGAAAGAGCTATTAAAAAAAACTTTGAATTCCTTCTAACTTCTGTTCATTCCTCGTTGCACATTCATCACAATCCCATTCCAGTGTAGTTGTTAATTTAGGAAGTTGGTCAAACCATTTTCCTAAAATCTCTAACTGAGGGAAAGTTAATGAGTCCACAAATTCGTCTCGTTCTAATTTAGTCAAATCTGCACCTTCATAAACATTCTCTTCGTCAAAAATGTTTACTATAGATTGTTTAATAAGTTCTACTGTTTGATTTTCTTCTTGAAAGTCTGCAACTTTCTCAACATTTTCAACAGTAGGAACACTTAGTGTCAAACCTACTTTGTCAGTAATCATGACTGTATAGTCTTCAGGAAGTTCACCTTCAGGTTGAATATCGTCTAAGACAAGTGTCACGTCTTTTGTATTTGGACACTCTCTGTTCACGCATGGGAACAGTAATTTAGACGTATCCCCTACAGATACTTTTCTTACTTGAATGAATAACCATTCTAAGTCTGTAGTAGGTAAATCCTCAATAACTACTTTATCACTAGTCACTGCTTGTAGCAATTTTTTAACAGATTGCATAGTCTGTTTTGCGTCTGTACCTTCTTTAGCTTGAACTAGAATGTTCTGTTCTTTTACTAGAAATGGACGATACTCTATATCTTGTCCACTCACTGGTAAAACTGTTCTATAAGTCGGTGTCGACTGTATTGGTAATGCCATTATATTATCCTCACTTAATTAATTTATTCTTAATCACCACCACCACTGATGTTAAGACCACCAATTTTTCTACTGATGTTCTTACCACGATTAAGTTGGCCTTCAAGACCACTTAGTTTATTTAGGTATTCTCCAGCCTTTGGATTAAACCTAGACAACACATTGAGAGTATCAAGTGTTGCATCTAAAATACTTCCTTTTCCTGATGGGTCTTGTTTTGCACCATTATCTTTTGGTTCAATTTTTCTTATTTCATCAGGTTCATTCGGATATGAAACCATAAAATCTTTGTATTCAAATGTCACTTCGAACTCCATAATCCCACCCGATTCATTTGCACTGGATAGAGATTGTTCTGAATATGACACTGGATATACGTCTTGGAATTCGTATAACATTCTAGGTTTACCACCTTGACTTAATTGTTCAATGTTTATTTGTCCTACGTATCCACCGTCAAAACTACCACCGTTTAATGTTTTACCGTCACCATACATGTATCTCATGACTGGTTGAAATTTTGTTCCTTTTTGTCTATCGTATGCACTATCTTTAGGTTTACCTTCAAAGATAAATCGTTGCCATGCATCAATAAGAATCCTATCGTAGAAGTGTGTATCACATAAGAATGTTAATGCAAGTCCACCGTCATAACTAACAGTTCCGTCAGGTATTTGACGAGCAGCTCCAAATGTTGCTTCCTCATTAGTTCCTAGTTCAACGCCTGGGAGAGCTGCACTTATACAACGAAAGTTATGTCCGTCATTATTATCAAACTTAAATCCACCTTGTGAATCGCCACCTATAATTTGAACATTATAAAAATTAGGTCTTGCACCTGTATCAAAATATGATAAGAAATCATTAATACCTATACTCATACTACTTTCCTTCTACTGTCTGCATATACAGTGTTTGCATTTACGTTAAATTGTTGTGACGGTAACATTGCAACTATTTCCCAATATTGAGACGGGACTAAGCTGAATTGACTTGCAATGTGACCATAGAGATATTCTTTTAAACATGGTTTATAGTATTTCAATCTTGATACCCCTTTCAGTAATTCATATGTTAATCTAAATCTAGTTGTCTCGTTATACTCTGTATTGTTTGTATACTCAAATAATTCTTCTAAGAATATAACTCTATAACGAGGTGCAATGTAATGTAAATTGATTCCTAGAAATCCAGTTGCATACTTTCTAATTGGTATGACTAAAGGAAATCTATCAAAATAAGGTAATGTATCTTTATGTTTTGCATCATAGAAATACATATACATTTTACCTATTTCAAGTGTAGTGACCACTTCACCTTCTCTTAGTGTTTGGTCGGGTCTCACCCTTACATATCTCAGGTTGTCTTTGAACCATTCCAATGATTCGAAACTCCTTTGTTCTAATTCTGAAGGAGATTCGTTTTGTAATTTTTCAAATAGACTTGCCATTGTCTATTATTTATGCTTTTAGAAAGTTTTTATAACTTTAAATGTCTCACATTCCCATTCTTTTTCTTCATAGGGTATATGCATGATTTGTTCTAAATCAATATCGTCAAATAACTTGTTGTCTTTCATGTGTATTTCTAAAGAATGATTACTATCTTTGAATAGGTCTAGGTATTTTGGTGTGGTTTCACCAATTAGTGTTGGTAGTTTGAAGTTAAAGATTTCGGATTGAATACGATATGCAGTTACATAGTATTGTGGTCTATCCTCGTCAACATGCCATTCTAGTAAAGGTTTTCTTGCAAGACTTGGCCCACCTTCTCTAAATCCTTTTGTATCTACCCATTGTTGTTTATCAACACTAAAGATATCTTTCCACGTCTTGAAATCTATAACACCATTTTCAGTAAAGAATTCTTCTTCTTGACAATCCCAAAAAACGATACCTTGTTTTTCCATTTTACCCAAGTACATTGCATATTGTCTACAAGAGCCTGGGTGAAACCACACGTCTGTATTACTAGGTCTCATACTACCTTGTGGATATGAATACCACCCTTCTTTTTTCCAAGTGTCTATAAGATATCTACACTTACTTGCATGAAAGTAGTTATTGTCCTCAGAAGATTCTTCTATTCTTTTGTTATAGAGTTTTGCTGGTTGAAGACCCTTCTTCAATGTCTCAGTATAAAATTCATTGTTTTGTATACCGTCTGTTTCCAACCATGGGTCACGACTATTGTATTTCATTAATGCTTCACAATACCTCAATGCACCAGCTTTAAGATTTTGGATAAGAACCTCGTTTTTTAAAATGTCTCCAAACAATAACAGTTTAGGTCTAGAACCGTCTTTAATCTCATTAAAGAGTTCTTCCACTGTATCATAATCTGATTGTTCATTTAAAAATATTAACATAACTTTTTCCTCAAAATGTCTTCTACTATCACCAAATCGTGGGGTGTGTCTACCGAGTATCCCTCGTCTTCTACTTCAACCATTTTAACTTTAAACCCATTCTCTACAAACCGTAACATTTCCACTGATTCACTTTTCTCTAATTCACCTATTGGAAGGTGTGGAAACATTTCTAAGAACTCTCTATTGAATGCATATAAACCCAATTGTTGTTTGACAATGGTTTCTTCTTTTTGATAATATGGTATACTTAGTCGTGAATAGTATAATGCATTATTATATGAATCAGTTACAACCTTCACCACATTGTTATCATGTCGTTTATCTGAACTCGTATCTATATTAATGTATGCATTAGTAACACTTCCTAGTGTATGAGACTCTACTAATTGGTCAATGGCCTCAGGATTAATCAGAGGTTCATCTCCTTGTATGTTTACAAAGACATCTCCTTCAATATCTTTAATTCCTTTTGCACAACGGTCTGTTCCAGTTACACATTCTTCGTCTACAATTAAACAGTTCATGCGCATGGAAACACAGAAGTCATAAATATCTTTATTATCAGTTAACACTATAACACTAGCTAGTGATTTTGACTGTATAGTTTGATTGTACACTCGTTGAATCATGGGAATTCCTGATATCAAGGCCAGTGGTTTTCCTTCAAACCTAGTTGAATGATATCTTGCTGGAATTAATCCAACAACTTTAGTAGGTCTATCGGACTTTCTATACTCATCTTGCATACCACACCTCCTTCAACATCACCATAACCATAACTTGCATGGACAAAATCTATTCCTGCTCTCTCAGCAGCCTGTCTATCAACGTCCATATCCCCAACATAAAGTGTATCACTTGGGTCAACATTACAGAATGCACAAGTGTTAAGTAACTGGTCAGGTGCTGGTTTACCTCTCAGTCCTTGTTTAGGAGAACATACATAATCAAATGTTGCAATTCTTTCTAGTATTTTCTTTGTTCTATCGATATCTTTAGAAGTACAGATTGCAATCTTACGTCTTTTTATAACTGTAAGTGCAACAAGTAGTTCATGGACACCTTCAAATATCTCAATTTGGTCTAATAGTTCGAGAGAAGATTTATCATAGGTGTCTTTAATCGTAGAAGTGTATTCTATACCCAAATCTTCTATGATATTTCTAAAGGGACGACCAATTCTCTTTTCATATTCTTTAAATGGGACACTTATATCATGTACTTCACAAGTTTTTTCCCAAGACTTTTTCATATTTGATATAGAATCTATCAAAACTCCGTCTAAGTCAAACATTATTAACTTTTTCATTTTACTAAGTGGTCTTCCGTAAGGATTCTGAATCCATATTTCCTATCTTTACAGTATTCATTTGCAGCCTTGAACTTTGCTTGATTGACAACGTAGGTTGCAACCTCGTTTAAGTATCTTTTGGTTCTTCTTATGGGTTCCTTTGGGGGTTTAAGTTGTTTTTTAGGTTTCACTTCTATGATTTCCCGTATAACTTGTCCTTTTCCATTGACATACTTGATATAAAAGTCAGGAAAGTACCTATGAACGCGTTTGTCTATTGGACTTCTGTATGGTATAATGATTTCTTCACTTCCCCATTCGATTATGCTCGGGTTATTATCACAATAGACCATGAATCTTCTTTCCCAAAGTGAACGATAGATGATTTTGGTAGGGTCACCCTTATATTTTTTGTAGTTCTTTGGTTTAAACTTGCCAGAATAACTTTTTCTAGACATAAATAACACTAGTAATCATAATTTTTAATATTTAGGTTCAAAAAATATGCCAAGTATAGATAAGCTATTAAACAAAGTTAACCAAGCAGCCAGTGCAGTCAAATCCTTTAAAGGAATCAAATCAAAGTTTGAAGGTCAGACGTATAAAGGAACATACGATAAAGACATGCTTAAATCACAAAAGGCAAAGGCAGAGAAATTATTAGACGATAGACGTGCTAGTCTACAAGCAAACCAAAATGCCTCGAACTTAGCAAAGGCAGTAGGTAAACGAGTTCCTGCCGCGGCAACATATGAATTACAATATCCTTTAAATGAAGATTTAGACTCGTTTTTATTATTCACCACTAGAAACAGAAAAAAACGTAGTGGTGCAAATGCAGCCAATCTATTTAGTGAAGGTTCAGCTCAAATTGCATTATATGTGCCTGACGAGTTATCCTTTGATACTAAAGTGACATATGAACAAGAAGGTATCGGTGCAAACAAAAGAAATTTCATTGGTGGTAATGACAAGGGTGGTGAGAGGTCAAACTTTAATAAGGTTGGTACTTTCATACAAGAAGGTGTGATTGGTGCGATTGATTCAGGTGCAAATGCATTGTCAGGTGGTCTAAAAAACCAACTCGGGGGTAAAGCTAAAAACCCTATGGAAGAACAACTGTTTTCAGGTGTTGAATTTCGTGACCATTCATTTAGTTACGAGTTCTATCCAAAAAGTAGTGCAGAAGCACAAGTAGTCGAAGACATTATATGGACTTTTAAGACTGCAATGTTACCCGATACTTTTGGTAATGCAAAATCAGCTGGAGCTGCAGAAGGATACTTTAACTATCCGAATATTTTTGAGATAGAATATGAAGGACTTGCGAAGCTTCATATGGAAGGTTTTCTACCTTGTGTTTTAACAGATTGCACTGTATCACATTCAACAAAACTATACGAAGACGGATATCCAGTATCAACAACAATGGATTTATCGTTTAGTGAAATTAAAATTATCACTCAAGAAACATATCAAACAATATCTAAATCTACGAAAGCTAAGGAAACAGATATCGGAGTTGGTAATACTTCAATTCATGAAAGACCAAGAGGTTAATAATGGCTACACAACTATTTAAAAATTTTCCCGATATTCAATACACTTTAGATAGTGGTAAAGTTATTACTATTAAAGATTTCTTCAGGAAATCTAAAATAGAACAATCTGCAGTAAATGATATTATTGATTATGAATATGTGGAGTTACAGGAAGGAGATAGACCTGATGTTGTTGCAACAAAACTTTATGGTGACTCTGATTTACATTGGACTTTCTTCTTAGTAAATAACTGGAATAACTATTATGAATGGTGGAAAAATAATTCAGAGTTTGAACAATATCTTAACAGGTATTATTCGGGTCAGTATCTAACTGCACATAGTAAAACAGATATCGTAGGTGCAACCAATAAGTTTTTGTTAGGGGAAACCGTTTCATGTATAAGAAATAATGTCAAAATCGAAGGTGTAGTAAATGAAGTGCAACCTAACTTTGCAAGAATAGGAGTTGAGAGTGGTTCATTCCTAGGTGGTGAAGTAGTCACTGGTGATGTAAGTGGACACTCACTAACTATTAAAGACGGAATTAAGAAATTAGACGGAACTGCATATTACTATAACGGAAATCATAAATCAAATGTCTTTGTAAATGGTATGTACGAAAAAACTATTTACGACCATGAGTGGGAACTTAACGAAGCAAAAAGAAATATTAAAGCTATTAGACCCGAATACGTAAGAATAGTTGTTCGAGAGTTTAATAGAGTAATGAGTGCATAATGACACAACAAGGTAATTTTAAAGCTGGTGAGTTCAGTATTGAATCACTTGCAATCGTAAATCAAGATAGTGAATCCGTTGACATAACCAACCTTGCAGTAGGGGTTAGGTTATTCGAATCAATCTATAATAAATTTAACACGGGTTATATAACTATTGAAGACGGATTAAACATACTAGGAAACTATAGACTTACTGGTCAAGAGTACATTCGTATTTCAATTGCACAAAAAGAGGGTCTTGGTCAAGAACCCGAAAAGAAATTCACAATCGATAAGACTTTTAGAATCTATAAAGTTGACAATGTCAAAAGACCCAAAGAGTCTATGCAACTGTATAAAATGAGATTTTGTGACCCAAGAATGTTCTTCTGTAGAAAGAAACGTTTGAGTAAAATGTTCAGAGGTTCATATGAAGAAATGTTGCAATCTGCATTAATCAAAGAAGCAAACATTAGACCACAAGAGTTTGACTGGTTTGAAGAAACAGAACCAAAGAATATACAATTCATATGTCCTAACTGGAGTGTTTCAAAGTTTATTGATTACGTAGTTAATGAAGCAAACATTGGTGAAAGTGCAGAATGGAAGAATGGTATGTTCTTCTTTCAAACACTTAATGGTGGATTTAGATTCAGTTCAATTGACACTATGTTAAAACGTGAGTTCCCAGTTCCATTTTCATTCAGACCAAGAAGTGGAGAAGAAACTGAACTATTAGATTTGAATGCAGCTGGTGGTTTAAACTCTATGATAAAAAAGTATTATATACCACAACAATTTGATACACTTAGAGGAACAGCTAAAGGTGCATATTCTTCTATGCAAAAAACATACGACCCAATTAGAAAACAAGAAGTTGATTTTATATATGATTTAGAAGAAACTATGAGTCGTGGAAAACACTTATCAGGATTTCCATTAATAAGAACAGGTGAAATGGAAAGGTCATTAACAGTTGAAAATCAAATTGACCCCGAAGTATCACCAGCAGTCACCGAAGTTGATATTGACTTTGCACCTAATAAATCATACGACAGTAGTGTTAATTATGATTCTACAAGTTCTCACATATTTGATAATGAAACTTCACTAGATACAGACGAAGTGTTTCAAGGATATAAGTCAATTGATAATGCAAAATTAGAAAGACGTGCATTATTAGAAATACTACAACAAAATAAAATTGTAGTGACTATACCTTTAAGAACAGACTTAACAGTGGGTAATGTCATTCAATTAGAAATACCACAACCCGAAGTGTCAAACAAAGAAGATAAACTAAATGACGGAAGATATCTCATAACTGATTTGTCTATCGGTATGGACATTCAGTCTAAAGAAGGTGAAATGAATTTAGAATGTGTTAAAGAAAGTTTTGCAGCTAAGATTGCAGACGTAAGACCAATAGAAGAAGCTGAACCAGCAGAGAGTATGGATTAATGAAACATTTTTTTGGAATCGTAGAAGATAGAAACGACCCTCTAAAGATAGGAAGGGTTCGTGTTCGTATACATGGAATTCATACTGATAATAAATTAGAATTATCAACACCCGATTTACCATGGGCTCAAGTGTTACTTCCAACAACTTCTGCTGGTTTGTCAGGTATAGGAATGCAACATGGTCTAGTAGAAGGAACAACAGTGTTCGGATATTTTAGAGACAGTGCAAGTCAAGACCCAATTGTATTTGGTGTTGCAACTGGTATTCCTCAGTCAGGATATAAAGTTGATGCATTTGGAAATGAATTAACAAGAAGTGTAGAGAAAGGATTCAATGACCCACGTAGATTAACAGTTGCAGATTATGAAGGAACACCTGATGCACCAAACCCCGAACAAGACTCAAGACGACCACATGGTCTAACAAGTGCAATTGATACACAACCTAAGTCACCGAAAGAAATAACAATTAATTATGATGCAACAGGTTCAACTATTACAGAGGGAGAGATAACTGAAGATTTACTTCCCTACTACCCATTATACACTGGAGAGTCAGATGTGTCAAGTCTTGCACGTGGTGATTCTGTATTAGATAAGAAAATTGAAATAGAAGGACACACTTTCCCCGACTCACTTGCAGAACCAGTATATCCATATAACAAAGTGTATCAATCAGAGTCAGGTCATGTTATCGAAGTTGACGATACAGTTGGTAAAGAAAGACTTTCAACTTATCATAGGTCAGGAACGTTTCAGGAAGTTCACCCCGATGGAAGTGTAGTGCAACGAATCGTAAATGATAATTATCAGATAGTTGCAAAGGACGACAAGATTTATATAGCTGGTAATGCAGACTTAACAGTAGAGAAAGGAAACGTGACAATCAATGTTAACACTGGTAATGTAGATATGAAAGTGTTAAAGGGTAATGTCACTTCAGAGATTACAGAAGGAAATCTAAAAGCAGATATCCTCAAAGGAACAACAGACGTATTATCAGAAGGTAAGATTACAATCACTGGTAATAACAAAACAGAAATTATATCAGACACAACGATTACAGGGACACTTCATGTCACTGGAAAACAAACAAATGAAAGTTCTATAGTTGCAGACGGAGAGATTCAAACTAAGAAAGGTAACTCACCTAAACTTTCAACACATACACATATAATTACTTCAGGTTCTTCTGCTGGTAAAACGAAGAAACCTGATTAGTTTGTATAAATAGATATATGGTAGACTTAGTAAATAACGGAAAGACAGTTGCAACGAAAGATATCTTTTCAGATTTAGATATCTTTTTTCGTAAACACCCAATAACTGGTGACATAGTCACAAAGACTGATACAGATGCAATCAAAAGGTCTGTTAGAAATATAGTCCTAACCAACAAATACGAAAGACCTTTTAAACCAAACTTTGGTGGTTCAATCAGAAACAAATTATTCGAATTAACTACTGATAGACAGCTAAACAGAATGAAGAAGACTCTTGCGAAAGAAATAGAACAATTAGAACCTCGAGTGGAAAACGTTGACATAATATATGGTGACACTGATTCAAATTCATTGCATATCACTATCTTTTATAATATCAAAAATGGTAATCCAAATCAAGAGGTTGATATAACAGTTTCAAGGACACGATAATGGCAGTAAAAAGTTCAAACCTACAGATAACCGATTTAGATTTCGATAACATTGCAGATAACCTTAAGAATTATCTTAAAGGTCAAGAACAATTCAAGGATTATAACTTTGAAGGTTCTAGTATGTCAGTTCTTATTGACTTACTTGCATATGCATCTCATATTGGTGCAGTAAACACTAACATTGCAGCCTCAGAATTGTTCTTAGATTCTGCACAAATAAGAAAGAACGTTGTATCCCGTGCAAAGGATTTAGGATTTGTTCCTGCGTCAGAATCATGTTCAAGTGCATTCATAAATTTAGAAATGAAGAACGTAAGGAATGCAGACGGAACTTCACCAACAACTACAGAAATGCAACTTCCACGTGGAACAAACTTTGTAACTGTATTTGACGGAAGTTCATATAACTTTGTAGTGACTTCTACTAAAAGACCAACACAAAACGGAACTTCATACAACTATAATAACGTAGAGATTGTTCAAGGAACATATGCACAAGATTCATTTATCTTTGACAATCAAATTGCAAATCCAAAGTTTGTATTGTCTAACGAAAGAGTAGACAAAGGACGAATGATAGTAAGTGTAACTTCAAATGGAGTAACAGAAACTTATACACTTTCAACAGGTATATCAAATATCACAACTGAATCAAAGGTCTATTATGCACAAGAGAACGAAGAAGGATATGTAGAGATTTACTTTGGTGACGGAACACTAGGTAAATCATTATCAGACGGAGATATTATAGACGTAACTTATATCATAGTTGACGCAGTTCATGCGAATGGTGCAAGTCAATATGTTCTAAGTGGAACAGTCAATGGTTTCTCAAACTCATTAGTTACAAATGTAACAAAAGCAAGTGGTGGTGCAGAAAAAGAATCAATCGAATCAATCAAGTTTAAAGCCACGAAGTTTTACACTTCACAAAACAGACTTGTAACACTTAACGACTATAAAGCAAAAGTACAAGAGTATTATCCGAATGCTGATGCTGTTGCAGTGTGGGGTGGTGAAGATAATGACCCACCCGAATATGGTAAAGTGTTTGTTGCACTTAAACCACAAAACTCAGACTATCTATCAGATACAGAAAAGACATTGGTCACCAAAAAGTTAAACGATTTAAATATGTTAACTGTTAGACCTAAGATAATAGATGCAGAGATTGTTAAGATTCTAATCACATGTGTATTCAAATACAATGAGAATGCAACAGATTTATCAATCGGTGAGTTAGAAGCAATCGTAAACACTGCAATTCAAAATTTTGATACAACTAACCTCAACAACTTTGATGCAATCTTTAGACATTCAAATCTATTAAAGGCAGTTGACGATAGTAACACTGCAATACTATCCAACACATGTAATATCAGATTAAGAAAAAGAGGGAATGTTAAAATAGGAGAGACTAAAGGTTATTCAGTAACTTTTGGTAATGCATTATACAATCCACATACAGGTCATAACATGGACAGTGGTGGTATAACAACCTCAACAGGTTTCTATGTTCAAGGTGATTCAACTAACATACAGTATTTTGACGATGACGGAAAAGGTAATTTAAGAAGATATTACCTATCAGGGTCAACAAGAATTTATCAGAGTAGTACAGCTGGAACAGTTGACTATTCTACAGGAAAGATTACAATCAATGCCATCAATATTACCTCAACGGTTAATACTGATTCATCGATTGACTTCACAGTTATCCCTTCGGGAAATGATGTCGTTGCAACTAGAGGTAATCTAGTAGACATTTCTTCTGAAGATATTAAGGTAACTGGTGAAGTAGACACCATTAGTAGTGGTGAAAGCAGTGCTGGTGTAGGGTATACTTCTACCTCAACCAGTTCATATTAATAACACATGAAACAAGTGGTCGGGAGTCCCCCGAGTAGTTTCCCATTTAATTGGATTATAGGAGGAAAATTAAAATGGCAGATAAAAAAATAAGTGCATTAACACAAGTATCAGATACAGATATAGGTGCTGATGATTTACTACACATAGTAGATAACCCAGGCGGAACACCCGTCAACAAAAAAATGACCATAGGTCAGTTATTCGAAAATATCCCAACTCATTTAGCAGTTGACGATATAACAGTATTAACTGCAACTGCGTCTAACCTTGCATCATCTTTTGCAAGTGAAATCACACTGACTGGTTCTTCAGCAGTTGAGTTTACTTTAGATGACGGAACAGACGTTGGTCAGATTAAAGTAATCTACAAGACAGATAATTCTACTGCAAATGCAGAAGTGACAGTATCATCTTGGGGTTATTCTTCAGATACAACAGACCAAATCATTCTTGATGCACAAGGTGAAGCAGTTATTTGTATTTGGAACGGTTCAAATTGGTTCCCAATTTCAAGCCTAGGTGCTACATTAAGTTAAGATTATGTCTAATAACGATTTTAAAATAGAAAGACTTACTGATAGATTAAAGGGACTTCTGCCTGATTACATTCAGTCTGAAGCTCCAGTCTTTGAACTATTTTTAAAATCATACTTTGAATATCTAGAAAGTGAAATTATTACACTTTCTGCTCAAGGTGACTTAGACGGAATTCTTTTGGAAGATAGTTTGGGGTCTGTTCTTGCAGAACCCCAAACTGTTCGACCTTCACCTGATGAAGACACTTCAAAATTAATATACGAATCAACGGGTGCAAACCCTACTGCAACTGCCGACCCATGGATAGTGGGTGAGTATGTAGTTGGTTCAGTATCAAAGTCAGTTGCAAAGATTACTTCTATAAATGGATTACAGATTTATGTAAATTCAATTTCAGGTTTTGGTTTCTCAGAGGGAGAAACTATTACAGGAAGGAAGTCAAAACAAACAGGAACAGTTAGTGGATACAAAGAAAATACTATTATTGCAAATAATAAGATTTTAAGTTATTCTGATATCGATAAAACTTCAGAAGACTTTCTACAACATTTCCAAGCAGATTTTTTACCTTCGTTAGACCTTAAACAAACACAAAACAAAAGGTTAACGATTAAAGGTATATCAGATTTATACAAAGAAAAGGGAACTGCAGAATCATTAAAATTCTTAATGAGGATTCTTTACAACGAAGATGCAGAAATTAGATATCCCGACAACGAAACAATTTATGCATCAGAATCAGATTACTCTCAGAAGAGAAGAGTAAACATTTTGATGTCAGACTTAAGAGTTGCACCAAGTGCTACAGATAAGATAACACAATACACTGCAAGTAATCGAATACAAGCAGAGTCAATCATAGAAAATGTATTCCCAATCAATGCAGCAACAGGGGAATACTCTTTAGAGATTACTGATAACCATCAAGGAACTTTCTTAAGAGACCAACAGGTCACATTAAAAGATAGAGACGGAGTTACTACAACAACAGGAACATTAAAAGGTATCGTATCAGATATCACTAACACTTCTTCTTCTACTTACATTCAACATGACGATGACGGAGACTTGTTATTTGAAGACGAAAGTGGTATACTATTAGAACAAACAAGTGTAGGTTCTCTATACTCATTAAACGATTCAATAGATTTCTCAGGTTCAAAAACAAATACTAATGCAACTGTTTCAAAATCAGTAGTCAATGGTCTATTAGAAGGACAAGTTGATGAAATTTTTATCGAAGACGGTGGAACAGGATATAAAGGTGGAGACCTTGTAGTATTTGAATCTAGTAATAGAGGAAGTGGTGCAGAAGCCATACTCGGTTCCGTAGGGGACGAAATCATATTAGAAGGTGCAACTGTTTGGGGTCAGTATGAAATTACTGCAACTGCTGGACAAACACTTTTTACTGGTGCAGATAACAATAGTAATCAAATCATTTTCAATGACGAAAGTGTTGAAGTGTATGTAGACGGAATAGAGAAAATATCAGTCACCGATTATACACATAAAAACGACAGAGTTATTTTTACAACTCCACTAAGTGGTGGTGAGTTGGTTGAAATCTACACTAAGAAAATGAGATTACTTAGTGAAGACGGACAACCAGTTCAAATGGAAACTACTAATTCAGAAATTAGAAGTGTCTTTATCAAGTCAGGTGGTGTTGGTTATACAGAAGTTCCTAAAGTATATCCAGGCGGATATTTGTACTTTACAGATACAACAGGATACATAGAAGGTGAAGTTGTTACTGGTACAAACTCAAATGCAACAGGTACAGTTGTAAAGAATGATTCAAAAAACAAACGATTAATTATTAAAAGATTATCCAGTGATACTGGTGCATTCCAAAGTGGTGAAGAAATAACTGGTGGAACTTCTACTACTGTAAAACTAAACACTCAATCAACAGTATCAAGTGGTGAAGGTGCAAAACTATTTGCATATTCCGATACGATTGGTGGTGTTGGTTCGATTAACATTCAAGAACAAGGACATGAATTTACGGAAGACGCTGTTCTAAGTGGAACATCATCTTTCCCTATGTTGATTACTACACCTAGTGCAAACTTAACAAAGGATTTAGTATTAACAGGAAGAGTGTCAGGTACGACTGCAAAAGTTGTTTCATATGATGCAGATAGACACATATTGACATACACTTCATTAGACGGATTATTCCTATCTAATGAAACAGTAGATTTCAATTCAGTTGATACATTTAAGATTTTAAAATCAAATCCATATCAAGCTAGAGGTTTGGTTTCAGGTGAAGGTGTAATACAAGAACAATTACTTGGAGATAAATCTACACTTGATGCAAGTGCATCTAATATACAAGATAGTTTATACTACCAAACACATTCATATGTTATTAAGGTTGGAGAAAGTATAAACAAATATAGGTCAGTTGTCAAGGATTTATTACACCCTGCTGGACACGTATTCTTTGGTGAAGTTGCAATTAAACAAACAGTTGATACAACTGTAGAAGAACAAGTTAAATTTAGACCCACAATTGTTATTAATGAAGCACCAGTCTTAACCAATCCACAAGCATTTGCAAATTCAATGAGACAAATACTTCTTTGGACTACTGATGCAGAAATGAATGACCCATTGGTTGTTCTACAAACCGAAAGTATACCTTCACCCGATACAGACCCAAGAACAGGTGGTGCAATAACAGACCCGAGTACTGAATACGGTGATTCGGAAATGAGAAGTAGACACTTAAACATTTTCAGAATTAAATCAGTTGCACTTGCAAGTTCATATCAAACAAGAAGAACAGAAGTAAGAGGTGGTGCAGAAACATTCGTAGTGAGTGTTGTAAATAATGGTTCACAAAACGTATATCAAATAAACGGAGTGAACAATGCACCTCTAAATCTAAAAGTAGGTCACACTTATCAATTTGTATATCCAACTGCACACCCATTTAGATTGTCTACAACTGCAGACGGGACACACGGTAGTGGTTCAGAGTATAGATTAGGTGTAAGAGATATTGGTGAAACACTTGAAGTTAAAATAGAGAGTGGACATGAAGGTACATTCTATTACTATTGTGGAAATCATAGTGGTATGGGTGGAACAATAACAAAAGACGCTTCAGATACTATGCCTACTGTTATATCAATAGACACTGCAGATAATGGTTACTTAGTAAGAAGTAACGAGAGAAGACCTTCCGATAAAGGTAAAGTAGTATCAGTAGGAAGTCAACAAGACGAAGTTTTCTTATTAGAAAACGGAAATAGATTCTTATATGAAGAAGAAGTTTATCATTTTGGTTTAGAACCAAGTATTTCAGAACAAGCAGCTGGTGAAATCGTAGGTGATAAGATAATCATGGAAGACAACGATTTGATTATAATGGAAGATGCAACTTTTGATGATGTTCAAGATAATTACATATCCACTGAAAGAACTTCAATCATAAGTCATGCACCATTAGGTAGTTCATTAAGGAGTCTAAATACCATTACAGGACAACAAGTTTATAATATATCGTATTATCTAAAAGACGAAACAGATGATGACGGTTTAATTTTAGAAAATGGAACAGGTAATATCATGACAGAGGAATCTAAACCCGAAGGTTTAAGAATCTCAGACCTTGAAACCTACTTCCCACAACATACAGTTAACTATTATTCAGACATTCCAAATTTAAGGACTAATATTGCATTTAGTTCTTACATTAAGTCTGCATAGTGTTATAAATAGTATATAAATAGTCTGAGGAGATTAAAAAAATGGCAGCAATAATAACGGAAAAGTTTCGAATCCACAATGCGAAACAATTTAAGGAAGACTTTGGTGAGAGTGCCTCATCGAGTTACATATTCATAGGACGTTCATTCGATTGGACTGATGAGAATAACCCGCCTGCACCTGCGAATGCAGTTGGAGAGGAGATAGATTCATATGCAGACATGATTGCAATGAAAAAGGTTTCTACATCAGACGTATCACATGGACTAACAAGACATGACTGGACTTCAGGTACTTCATATGACGAGTATGCACATGATTATAGTGCAACTAATCTAAGTCCTGCTTCGAGTTCAAACAATTTATACGATTCAAGATTCTTTGTAATCACTGATGAATACAATGTGTATAAGTGTATCAGAACTGGAAGAGATAGTTCAGGTGCAGTGGTAGTATCAGACGTAAAACCAACAGGAACAAGTGCAACTACTTTAGTAGAAACTGCCGACTCGAACGCTGCCTCAGGTCGTGGTTATCTATGGAAGTACATGTACACTATTTCTGCCTCAGAAACAATCAAATTCGTAACTAATGACTTCATTCCAGTTAAGACTATTGGTGCAATTGCCTCAGTAGACGGAACAGGTTCAGGTGGTGCAATAGGTTCAACTGCAACAGACGATGGTTCTGCTCAGTGGGACGTAGAAAACTCCTCAGTAGACGGAGGTATTCACCACGTATCAGTAAGTAATGGTGGTGCTGGTTATACAGACGGAACATATACAAGTGTACCAATCGTTGGAGACGGTTCGGGTGCAACATGTACAGTTATCGTATCCTCATCATCAATTGTACATGTTAATGTAACTGCAGTTGGTTCAGGATACAAACGTGCTTCAATTGACGTTGCTGGTATCTCAGGTATCGGTGGTGGTTCAAATGGTGCATTAAAACCAATCATATCACCATTATTAGGACACGGTGCAGACCCAGTTCAAGAACTTGGTGGAAACTTTGTTTGTGTTAATGCAAGATTAGAGTTTGCAGAAGGTAGTGGTGATTTCCCAATCGATAACGATTTCAGAAGAATTGGTTTAATTCAAGACCCATTCAATGTTGGAACAACAACAGTTGCAACTTCAACTTCATTAGCTGCATATTCACAAATGACACTTTCAAGTGTTAGTGGTCTTTCAGTAGACAGTACTATAACTTCTGCTTCAGCAGATGGAAATGGTGTTGCAGTATCAAAAGTTGTATCAATTAGTGGTTTAGTTGTTTCACATGTCCCAGTTGCAAATAGTGCTGGTGGATATGTAGACTTTGCATCTTCAGATTCAGTTTACGTAGGTGGTTCGTCCATAGGAACTGTAAACTCAGTTAACTCTGCATTCCCCGAAGTTGAAAGATACTCAGGTCAAATAATGTATGTTGAAAACAGAGGTGCAGTAACAAGAGCTGCAGACCAAATCGAAGATATCAAACTGATAATCGAAATGTAATTAATGGGGACACAATGTCCCCTACAAGAGAGAAAACATGGCAGAGAAAACTGATTTAAATATATCACCCTATTATGACGACTACAGTCAGGATAAAAATTTCCATAAGGTCTTATTTCGTGCAAGTCGACCTTTACAAGCAAGGGAATTAACTCAGTCTCAATCAATCCTACAAAACCAAATTGAAAGATTTGGTAATCATATATTTGAAGAGGGTTCGATTGTTACTGGTGCTCAGACTGATGTCGATATGGAACTTTACTATGTTAAAGTAAAGTCTTCCAACCCAAACGTTAACGGTGACTCTTCAGTTGAAACATATAGACAATCTTTTCACGGAAAAATAATACAAGGTAAAACTACAGGTGTTGTAGGTAAGGTTGTTACTTCTACTGCAGAAACAACAGACGATAAAATTACAATCTTTGTTAGATATCAATCACAAGGAACAGACACATCAAACTCATTCACATTCTCTGCTGGTGAAGAACTACAAGAAGTTACAGTAGATGAAAATGGTGCAATTACAACAGTAAGTTCAAACAATAATGAATTTACAGTAGATGCATTATCAGTAGATTCAACTCCAACAGGAAGAGCTTCAATTGCAAACATATCAGAAGGTGTTCTATTCTTAAGAGGATTCTTTGTAAAGGTTCCAGCACAAGAACTTATCTTAGAAAAATACTCAGGAGCTCCTTCATATAGAGTTGGTTTAACTATTACAGAAAAGTTAATCTCCTCTGCAGAAGACAATTCTTTATTAGATAACTCACAAGGAACAACAAACGAAAACGCTGCTGGTGCAGATAGACTTAAGTTTGATGTGGTATTAAGTAAGTACACACTTACTACAACCACTGATACAGATTTCGTAGAATTAGTTAGAGTTAACAAAGGTTTAATCGAACTCAAAGTAGATAAACCAATATACAATGAAATCGAACATACAATGGCACGAAGAACTTTCGATGCAAATGGTGATTTCGTTGTAAGACAATTTGTTCCAAATTTAAAAGAACACTTAGACACTACAATTAATGGTGGTGTATATACAAAAGCAAATGGTGGTGACGAATCTAAATTTGTCATGCAAGTATCGCCTGGTAAAGCATATGTTAAAGGATATGAAATTGATAAGATTGGAACAACAACAGTTCCATTAAACAAAGCAAGGTCAGTAGTTTCTTTAGATAATGCAAACACACCTATCAGATTAGGTAACAAATTAAGAGTTACTAATGTTCATTCATTACCCGAATTTGGTAATGACTCAGGTAATACTGCACTAGACCCATTCCAAGTTACAAAATTAGTAGACTACACACCAAGTGCTGGTGCAGCTTTGGTTGGAAGTCCAATCGGTTTATGTAGAGTTAGAAATGTTGATGAACATACTACAGGTGTATACAACTTATACTTGTTTGATATTAAAATGTTCACGAAGGTTACTTTCAGTAGTATATCTGCTTCTAACGAATTCAGTGTTGGAGATAAAGTAACAGAAGACACAACAGGTGCAACAGGTATTGTTGCAGAAGTAGATGCAACAAACAATTTTATTTTATTGCATGATGTTGTTGGTACATTTACAGTAGGAAATGGTTTATCTTCAAAAGGTTTAACAAGTACAGTTAAAGGTAGTGGTTCAATCACTGCTGTTAGAACATATAATATTGACAGAGTTAGAGGTGTAATACAAGAATCAAATGACTCTAACAATGAAAGATTTACTGCAAGTGCAGTTTTAGATAGTGTATTTAACTTAACTGGAACAGTAATATTCGGTAGTACTACAAGTCTTACAGGTTTCGGAACTAAATTTACTGCAGAACTTAAAGAAGGAGACGTTGTTCACAACCCTACTTCAGGTCAAGATTTAATTGTTGCTTCAGTTACAAGTGATATACTTGCAACACTTACAGTTGCTTCAACTGGTGAGTATCAAGGTGGTTGTTCAAGATTACGTGCAACACTATACGACCAAAACCAAACTGCAAGTGTATTTGCGTGGCCGAGAAACTGGGTTAAAACACATACAGGTGAATCAGTCCAAATAAGAAGACAGTTCACAACTGAACTTACCAATACAGGTGCATTTTCCATAGACACTGGTTCTAATGGTACATTCGGTACAGTAAACAAAGACAACTTTACAATTGCAGTGGTGCAAGGTGCTGGTGGTTCACTTTCAGCAGGAGACTTAATTGACCCCGATACACTTACTGCAAACAATACACCTTCAGGTTCAGGACAACAACTTACATTCAGTGGTATCAATGCAAATAATAGTGGTGCAACTGTAAAGGTTTCATATACTGTAACAATAACAGACCCAGTTAACAGAACTAAGACATTAAGAGAAGGAAGAATGTTAAAAGTCGGAACTAGTTCTGCTGGAAATACAGTATTCTATGGAACTGCATACGACAATAAAGAAATTACACTAGGTGTTCCCGATGTATATAAAGTTCGTGGAATATACGAAGGTGTTTCAGGAGATGCATTACCACCTTCAGGAGTTATTACTATTACAACTGGAACCTTTGTTGTTAACGAAGAGATTGTAGGACAAACTTCAGATGCACGTGCTAAAATAGTCACGTTAGGTTCAGACCCAACAGTTTCATACTTCTATTACACTAATGATAAAACGTTTACAAATTCAGAAAGTATCATTGGTCAGACTTCAGGTGCAGTAGGAACAATTGCATCAGTTACAGTAGGGTCACCAAATATTACAAGTAGATACTTCTTTGACAATGGTCAAAGAGACGGATACTATGACTTATCAAAAATAGTATTGAAGCCTGGTGAACCATCACCAAACAATAAACTTTTAATAATCTTTGATTACTTCCAATCATCAGGTGGTGGTGATTTCTTTGATGTAAATTCATATAATTCAATACCATATTCAGAGATTCCAGTTTACTCACCAAACAAAGTAGACTTGGGTGGATTAGAACCCGATGGAACTTTTGAGTTATCAGATTCAGTCGATTTCAGACCACAAGTTGGTCAGATACTAGGGTCTTCAACTTTTGCAACAAACACTTCACAAGACCCAACAGACTCCACAAGTATTGTTGACTTATCAGATACAAGTGGAGAGGGTGCAAGATACGCTCCATTTGGATATGAGAGTGGACGTTCATTCTTAGGTACAAGAACAAATATTGCATCAACCAGTGCAAGTGCAGTTGATACCCCAGTAAGTGGTTCAAGTGTTGTTGGTGATATAGAGTTTTATGTTGGAAGAATAGATAAAGTATTCTTACATAAATCAGGAATGTTCCAAGTATCAACTGGAAATCCTTCAATATCACCAACTAAACCTAAAGCTGTTGACGAAGCAATCGAAATGTTTGAATTGTCAATACCACCTTATACTAATAAGTTAAACCAAATCAGAGTAAGGTCACAAGACCATAGACGATATACTATGAAGGATATCGGAAAGATTAACAACAGGGTCACTAACTTAGAAAGAATCACTTCACTATCATTACTTGAGAAAGATACTCAGTCAAAACAGATTTTAGATGCAGACGGATTCGACAGATATAAGTCAGGTTTCTTAGTAGATAACTTTAGAGGTCATAAGATTGGTGACGTAAATCACCCCGACTATAAGTGTTCTATCGATACTAAAATGGGTATGTTAAGACCTCAGTCTTATCAACAGTTCTTTGACATATCTCTAAACAGTGGTGCATCATCAAATTACACAAAAACTGGTGACTTAATAACACTACCATTTACAGAACTTGCATATGTAGACCAAAATAAAGCTTCTCGTTCAATCAATGTTAACCCATACCATGTGTTTGCATTCGTAGGTAATGTCAAGTTGACACCCGAAACAGATATATGGCAAGATACAGAACAACTACCCGAAGTTAGAATCAACAGAGAGGGTAATTTTGATGCAGTATTATCAGATAACACAAATGCACTTGGAACAGTGTGGAACTCATGGCAGACCACATGGGCAGGAGAACCTAGTGTAGTGTCTTCAGAAGTTCAAGCAACTTCAAATGGTTCATGGTCAGGAGACCCAGCACAAGGTGGTGAATGGGTTGCTGGTTTAGAAATTACTAGAGAAATTACAGAGACACCCGAAATTCAAACAAGAACAGGTGTAACAACAAGTGTCGTAGAAGACTTTGTAGAAACAAGAAACGATAGAGTCGTATCAGTATCAATTGTTCCTTTCATGCGTGCAAGGACTATTGAGATAGATGCAACCAACTTAAAGCCTGGTTCGAATCATTACTTCTTCTTTGACAACATGGACGTAAATAGATTCGTAAGACCTTACAGTGGAACTTATTCACAAGACGGAGGAACAACAGTTTCTTCAGGTTGTAAAACAGACGGAAACGGAAGATTACGTGCATACTTTGAATTACCAAATAATTCAATTGATAAGTTTGCAACAGGACAAAGAGAATTAAGAATAACATCTTCTGCAAACAATTTAAGTAATCCTGCCTCAAACGGTAGTGCAGTATATCAAGCACAAGGATTACTACAATCTTCACAAACAGAAATCGTAGCTACAAGAAATGGTAGAGTGATTATGGAAAGATTGCAAGGTTCAAGGTCAATGTCAAGAAGGGGTGAGAATCTAAACTCTGCACCTATAGACACAAATGCACCACCACGTCCCGAAGCTCCTACTGAACTAGTAAGAGTAAATGAGATACCAGTGGATACAACACCGCCAGTAACTCCCGAACCAACGCCAGAGGTACCAAAACCCGAACCAGTTATAGTAGATGAATCACCGATGCAATTCACACCACCAGTAGTATCGTGGCCAGACCCACCGATAGAGATTCCAATAATCATTGACGATATGAGAGATAGGTTTGGAGATGACAGATTTGGAAGAGGTTCAAGATTAGATAGAGGTTGGGGAGACCCACTTGCACAATCATTCTTATGTGAAGCAAGTGGTGGTATGTTCCTATCTTCAGTTGATGTGTTCTTTGAAACTAAAGACACTTCAATGCCTGTTTCAGTAGAAGTTAGAACTATGGTAAATGGATATCCAGGCCAGACTGTTCTTCCTTTCTCTACTGTAACACATAATCCTTCTGCCGTCAATACGTCTGCAGACGGGTCAGTTGCAACGACATTTACTTTCGATTCACCAGTATACGTAGAAGAAAACGTAGAGTATGCATTGGTTGTATACTCAAACTCAAATGAATACAACATGTTCATATCAAGAATGGGTGAGAAAGACCTTGCAACAGGACAAACAATCGCAGGTCAACCATATGCTGGTTCACTCTTCTTATCTCAGAATGCATCTACATGGACTGCAGAACAAACTGATGATATGAAAATCAAAATCAAAACTTGTAGATTTGACACTTCAAAAATCTCAAACTTAAAATTTGAGAATGATGCATTACCGTCAACTAAACTACAAAACAATCCAATAGAAACTTTTGTTGGTCAGAACTATGTTAAAGTATATAACTACTTACATGGAATGTATGATGCTGTAGGAAATAAAGATAATGTAATTATGTCAGGTCTTACAGGAGATAAGACAGGTTCAGTATTAACCTTGGGTAGTAACTCAGTTAACCAAACACCTACAGACGGAACTTATACGAATAAAGCAATTAGTTCAGGTTCAACTTCAGGAACAGATGCAACACTTGACATAGTAGTTTCAAGTGGTGCAGTGTCTAGTGTGTTAATTAGTAATCCAGGCGGTGGATATCTAGATACAGAAACCTTAGTCATAAACAATTTCGATGCAAATGGAACAACTCTATCAGTAGAGGTTGGTACAGTTGGGGAAACATTGGGTTCAATTCCAGTCGGTGCCTTAAATGCAACATTTACACAAATCAGTAATAGAGGAATTGATTCATATACAGTGATACCCGATTTATCTGCATATGATTTAGTGTCAGGATATACTGCATTAGTATCAACAGTTAGTGGTGGAAGTAATGGATTATCAACAAGAAACTATTACTTTGATGCAATCCATACAATGATTCCTTCTACTGCAGTTAAGAATACACAAATTCTTGCAAGTATACAGGGAACTGGAATGAGTTCACCCGAAGGTGCAATCAGTGGAACTGCATATACTAAGAGAACAACAAGTGAGTTCATTACACTAAACGATAATGCATTCTTTGATTCACCAAGTATTGTTGCTTCAACAGTTAACGAACAGAATGAAATGTCTAGTACAAAATCATTTAATGTTAACTTACAGCTTGCATCATTCAACTCCAACATTTCTCCAGTCATAGACGTGGGAACAGTTGGTTGTATAGGTATTGCAAACAGATTAAATAACATAGACAGTAGTTCAGATGTACCTACAGGAACCACATATATCCCTTCTACAGACCCCGAGGGTGATTCTAATGCAATGGTGTATGTGACACGTAAAGTAAACCTTAAAACACCTGCTACAAGTCTTAAAGTTATTGGAGATTTCTTCAGACCACCAACTACAGATATCAAAGTCATGTATAAGATAATTAAAAATGACGAAGATACCCCATTAGATGATATTGGATTTGAATTCTTCAATACTGAAGGAACTCCCGATGTCTCAGTTGAGAATGACGGAAGAAACTTTAAAGAATACGAATTCACTGCAAATGACTTACCCGAATTCAGTGCATTTGCAATTAAAATAGTAGGACAAGGAACAAATACATCAGTAGTACCATTAGTTACTGCACTTAGGTGTATGGCACTTGCATAATGAAAGATATTGAGTATGTAAAAGTTGAAGGTCACTCACACTTAGTGAGAGACGAAAGTTCTCACGGAATTGTTAATACAGATGTAGAACAATATAAATTAACAATGAAGAGAAGAGAACTTATGAGAAACACACGTGAGGAGATAAATAATTTAAAGAGTGACATGGACGATATTAAAAACATGTTATCACAACTTATAGAGAAAGCATAATGGCAAAAACAGTAGACCAATTTTCAACGATAGAAAATTTTAGAACCAAGTATAACGAACTTGCTGTTGACGTTGGTGAGTTATCGGGTTTAAGAACAGAATCAACTTCAAATGTTGTTGATGCACTTAATAGCCTTGAAGATAAATCATTTTATTTTCAAGAGTTTAAGTATAGTGCAACTAGTGGTCAAACTGTATTCTCAGGTAATGATTCTGCAAGTAACTCTTTAGTGTTCAGAAGTGGAAGAATCCAAGTATTTAAAAATGCAACTCATTTACTTTTAGGAACAGATTATACAATCGGTGGTATAGACGGAAACAAACATACAGAAATTACACTTAACTCGGGTGCAACTGCTGGTGACGTTATTACTATCTATGCATATACAGGTTCATACTTAGGAAGTGCAATTGGTGCTGGTGGTGGAACAGACGGACAGTTTACTGAAACTGCTGCAAATACTATTTACAATAAAAACACAAATGGTGTAATATTAAATGGTTCTTCAACTGGAAGAACAACTACACTTTCAACAAGTGCAAAAATAGAATTTGATTCTAACGGAACAGGTATCTATTCACAAGAAAGTTTAACACTTGCAACTGGTAAAAGTATCACTGCAGATTCATTCGTTGGTGATTTAACTGGAGATGTCACAGGAAGCCTAACTGGAAATGTCACTGGAAATGTTTCAGGTAGTTCAGGAACAGTTACAAGTATATCTACACATTCTGCAGCTGGATTATCAGACATTAATTATACCACAACTCCAACAGCAGGTCAAATCCTTACATGGGATAATGCAAATGGATATTGGGAACCAACAGATAGTCAAGACTTATCTTCATTAAGTGGTAATACAGACGACCTTTCAGAAGGTTCAACAAATTTATTTTCTACTACAGAAAGAATTCAAGACGCAGCTGCAAGTATGATTACAAGTGCTTCACATAGTAATATATCAGTTGCATATGATGACGGATTGGGTACACTTACATTTACTGCTGGTGCAACATATGCCGATTCAGACGCAAGAGGTGCCGTGTCAGGTGGAGACGGACTTGCATACAATAGTTCAACAGGTGTCTTTAGTGCAAATACTTCTAATGGAATTGAAATAAATAGTGATAGTATAGAGTTAGATTATGAAATAGTCAATTCTGCACCTTCAAGTGCTAGTGGAACATCTACTGGTCACTTGTGGTTTGTTATATAATGAGATGAAATGTCAGACGAAATATACATTAATATAGGGACAACGATACAACAACCGTATCAAGGTCAAATTCCAGCATCTGCTCAGTCTAATGAGACGAAACAGATAGTAAAACAAACTCCTGCGAATTCTCAGACTTCATACAGAAGTCCGAGTCAAACTCCTTCGACTTATAGGAATCCTGTATCTGCACAACAGAATAATCAAGTATCAAAGCAGACACCATTTACGTATGCATTTCAATCTCAATCACCATTTACTTATCAAGTAACAGCTCAACAACCAGCAGTATATCAATACAGACAACCAAGTACTCAACAAAGTCCTTATATTGCAAATGGACAAGGAGTTGTTAATAATAATGTTAATAAGCAAAGTCCGTTTACAACTCCTATAACAAACGTGAGTGGACGACAACCAGTCATATATCAACATAGGTCACCGTTTACATACAGAAACCCAGTGAATGCACAACAAGACTACAGTTATAGGAATCCATTCACTTATCAAGATGTTGGCCCTGTTGCAACTAGACAACCAGGCTTTGGACAGTCTCCAGTTATTTACTGGTATCAACAGGCGGTTTACCTGCCTGACCCCGAAGCAATTGAATTCTATCAAGGGCCTCAAGGTGACGGTTATGATAGGATAGGGAGTATGCAATGGTTTGTAGAGACTCAAAATCCTATTATTTCTCAAGGATATCTGCAACCTACAAGAACTCCAATCGCAGGAGGCCCTGTAATTGCACAAGGTCAAATACCATACATATACTTGGGTCAGTCATTTCGGGTATCAATTTCATATCAACACCAAGCTGGAGCAACACAACAGCCTGGATTTACTCTTGTTACACAGAATCCTGTAAATGCACAACAGCCTGTGATTGGTCAGTCACCATTTACATATAGAAGTCCTGTAAATGCACAATCAAACGAGTCAAAGAATAAACAATCACCGTTTATTTACCAGTATCAACAACCAGTAAGACAACCAGTAATCTATCAACATAGACAACCTTTTACCTATCAGAATAGACAACCTTTGACAACTCAAACACCTATATCGAATGTGAATCAACAAACAACTGTACAGGTATCAAGTAATATTCAGGAATCAAATCCACATATTGGACAAGCAAGACAACCGTCAATCTATCAACATAGGTCACCATTCACTTATCAAAGTCCAGTGAATGCACAAACCAATACACAAAATGTTGTAAGACAACCTAACATTTATCAGACACCTTATCAAGTGAATTATCAACATAGGTCACCCTACATATATCAGACACCATATTCAACAACTAGAACTATCGGCCCAGTTGCAAAGGTGAAGGGAGTATATGTAAATGACAGTGGAACAATTAGAAAAGTTGAAGAAGTTTACACAAATTCAAACTCTACACCCGAGAAAATTCACCAAACAGTTCCCGCTGCAAGATTCTCTAAAAACCCTTCAAACACTCAACAATAATTTTGTATAAATAGTTATATGGCTATTATTGCAAATATATTTATCGACCAAGGAACAGATTTCAGTATCACTGTAGATGTCACGGACACTAGTGGTGGTGCATTAGATATGACTGGTTATTCTGCAGCTGCACAAATCAGAAAGACTTATGGGTCTTCTAGTGTCAGTTCAACGTTTTCTACTTCTATTGCAGAGGCAACTGGTCAAGTCACCTTATCACTTACTGATACTCAAACAACTGCTTTAGAATCAGGTAGATATGTTTACGATTTAAATGTGACAAGTAGTGGTGGACAGACTACTCGTGTGGTAGAAGGTCAAGCAATTGTCACCCCAGGCGTAACGAGGTAATCATATGGCAATTAAAGGAACATTAAGTAGAGTTGCAACGATTGGAGGTAAAGTCCAAGGACAGGGTAATATCCGTGCAAAACAGGTTGCAATTGGTAATTCATCTTCAAATGTAAATCTATCTGCAAAATCAATCAACGAATTATCAGACGTAGATGCAACAGAAACAGATGACGGACTTTTATCTTATGATGCAACAACAGATAAATGGACAACAACCACTATTTTAGACGGTGGAACGTTTTAAAACACTAAATAAAAGACAAAAATCAAGGATACCGACCAGTGAAGGTATCGACCCTCATAGTGAGAGGATAGTTTAATATATTATGAGTCTCTCGGGATAGTGAACGAGAATTAATTAATTAATTTTTACTAAAACTATAATAGGAAAATAAAAATGGCAACAGTAATTCAAATCAAAAGAAGCACAGGCCTTTCAGCTCCAACAGTCTCAGACTTATCGGAAGGTGAATTAGCGTATGTGCAAGATAGAGCGAATTCAGGTGCTAGTGCA